GGCTATCGTGTGCGTGGAAAAAAAGGGTTCTGTCTTATTTTTGACAATTCTTTTCTTGATTTCGCCGTAACGCTGTCCTTTTCTGCTGTTGCATGGTTTGCATGAGGGTGCAAGGTTATGCAGTTCGTGTGTGCCTCCTCTGTCGTATTCGAGTAGGTGGTCTGCTTCAGTAGCTGGTGCGCCGCATATGTAGCACTGGGGGTTGTCTCGTAGTAGTTCGGCTCTGTTGTCTCGGTATTCTTTGCTGTTCCAGTGGCCGTGGTTCTTTTGTTTGTCTGTCATCGGGTTTCCTTTGGTTGGTGGTAATGGTAGGTCAAGGGCAAAGGTCAATAGATACTGACGCCCAAGCAAGAAGGGCACTTGCTCGGTTGTCCTCTAAGTACATGACAGGGTTGGGTTGTTTGTGTCCCCCACTATTCTGACGAATGTCTCGTCTGGGAAGCCTGTCTAGTTTTGTTCGGTGGATAACCCATCGCAATGTACGTTTGAACGCTGATCCTCTATGTCGATGCGTGGAGGTCTACCCTCGTTACCGAGTGTTCCCATAGTGAGGCTCAGATACTCACAAGGGCTAATGGACTCTCTAGTCCTGTTCACTATTCAGTTGAAGGGGGTGTCGGGTCAGTGTTCACTTCTGACCCGACGGTATGGATCATAGCCAAGTGGGTGGGAGCATTGTCAAGTATCCCCCACTAAATGCTTCAAATCAGTAAGGTTTCATCATGCAACGGCAACTTGGTCGTATCGCTGCACTGCTCAACAGTCAAGGAATTGACATAGACGAGATAGGTGAGGTCACTCAAGTGAAACCGACGACTCGAGCAACATTGCGTGAAACATCGCTGATCCAATTTTCACCTAAATGGGAGAACGGTCCCGAATGGCCAGTAATTAAACAAGGTCCATCTGTGCGTATGCCTGTGTCTAAGGTGCAGAAACGCCAATCAAAATGGGCTCAATGCTTCATATTCCCTGACATACAGATCGGCTACTTCACGACTTTGACCGGTCAACTTGAACCGATCCATGACGAGCGTGCCATTGATGTAGCACTCAGAATTTGTACTGACGTCAACCCTGATCTGGTCGTACTGGTCGGCGACAATCTTGACCTGGCTGAATTAGGCAAATATGTCGTGACGCCTGCATACCAGCGCACAACTCAAGCGACGATAGACCGAGCAACCTTGCTAGGTGCACAACTACGCAAAGCAGCTCCCAATGCAAAGATCATTTGGTTGGCAGGTAACCATGAGGAACGTCTACCCAAATACCTGTTGATGAACGCATCAGCATCATTTGGTTTGAAGCGTGGCAATCTGCCTAATTCGTGGCCTGTAATGTCTGTCCCGTTTTTGTGTCGACTTGATGAGGTTGATATTGAGTATCGTCCTGGCTATCCAGCAGCTTATTGTTGGATCACTCCAGAGTTGCGTGTCATTCATGGTGACAAGGTTGCTAGTGGTGGCAGTACGGCCCACAAGTATTTGTCGTCTGAGAAGGTCAGCGTGATTTATGGGCATATTCACCGCCGTGAATGGGCTGAGCGCACTAGAGACGATTTTGATGGCCCTAGGACGGTCATGGCGGCTTCGCCAGGCTGTCTGTGTCGAGTAGATGGTGCAATACCAAGCGTGAAGGGTGGTATTGATTTAGACGGACGCCCACTGAAACGTACTGAGGACTGGCAACAGGGCATAGCGGTCATACCGTACGATCCTGAGACAGGCAAGTTTGTGTATGAGCAGGTCGCTATAACCGATGGGTTTGCGATGTACAGAGGGAAAGAGTATGAAGCATCAGCTAGTGCAAATCATTTGGCATGACGCTCACAGTGTTTGTGAGACTTGGACTACTAAAGGCGAGATAGATGTTTCGCCGTGCATCGTGTCAAGTGTCGGCTGGGTTTTGGAGTCAGTCAAAGCAGATCATGTTGTGATTGCTCAGTCACGCATATTTGACGATGACCATTACGACCATGTATTAGCCATTCCGACCGGCATGATTAAACAAATTAACCGTTTAAAAGGTACTAGGGTTTTGCCCGTGGAGACGATAGTCGAGCAGTGATTTTTTCTAGGTCTTTGGGTCGCCAAACGTGCACCTCAGCACCTGAGTCCTCAAGACTATTTATCCAGTCCCACTGGTTTTCGCTGACGATTCCTTTGGGGGCTTTTAATTCAACAAAAATTGTGCCCTTTAACGGATGGCTAAGCACTAGATCGGGGAAGCCTTGGTTGCCTGTGTTTGGTGTAATCCATTTGCCTGGCCGTATTTGTGCTGGCTGTGTGTGCATAACTCGCCAACCAAACAATTTAGCCAATGTTATAACGGCTTTTTGGAACTCTGCTTCAGATGGTTCAGCCACCGTTCATCAACCGATCAATAATCTCTGAAGCTTCACGCTTCGTACTTGGTGCTTGACCTTCATAGTTTTTGGCTCGAAGCATCCCCAACTGTTTAGCAGTCGGAGGCTCAGCGGATGAGCCGAGTGCTTGTGTGCGTGCGACAGCTGCAGTTAGTGGCGCTTCAGTCTGGACTTCTGCACCTTGCCGGTACACCTTAACTATTTCTTCTAGGCTGGCACGCTTCTTTGCGCCTTGGTACTGGTAGTTCGCCAGGGCCCGACCCACAGCAGATGTTTCGCAATTCTCAATAGCACTAGTTTTGTTGACCATTGACGAGCCACGAATCTCCTCTGCGTACCCTGTGGTAGTGGCAACAGTGTCGGCGATGTCGGCGTACAGCTCTGCTCGCATCACGATTCGAGTACCGTCGTCAACGATTAGTTCGGTGATGATTCGCCCACGGGGGCAGTCCTTCCAAAACAGTGGCAAGCGTTCTGCTACCTCGGCGTAATCGGCTGGATTGAAACTCATGAATTTTCCCTTTTCTTTTTTAGTTCCCACATACGAAAAAACTCGTCAAGGTCCATCATTGTCTCACCGAAACCTGACACCCAAGCTGATTCAGGACCGTAGCGAAAAACTTGAAATTCTTTAGGAACTTTTAAACATTTCATTTTGAACGCATGATCAATCAAGTAGTCGTTAATACTCATGACTCCATGTCCTTTAAGTGTCGGGCCTGTGCAGGCGTTTGGTTTTTAAGATTGTTGATCACTCGAATCATCGCAACACAACGTGCAGTTTCTTCAACTGTCATGCCTTTGAAACCAAACTCTTCGGCGCATTTAAGACAAATGCCACGCAGCTCTGTACGCATCCGAATATCAGCAGAATTAAAGCCACAAGCGCAAATGTTGCAGTTCACTTAAAACCGCCAAGCCTCATCGCCACAATGGCGTCCTGCGTGCTTTTAGTCAGATTAGAGAGATAAATACCGTTTTCCTCAGCAACATAAGCCAACTCAAACAAAGCTTTTCTAAGCATCCCCATATCAGCTCTAAGCGTTTCAATCTGCCAAGCCGCCGCCTTCATCGCAATCTCAGCCTTGGTGATAGCGACAGTCATTTCTTGAATCTTGTCAATCATGTCGGGTCCTTTACTTGTCGGTACTTGCCATCACTATAAACCATCGGTGTGGCTTTGCGATCGTTGTAATTCTTTGACCTGATACGCCGACGATCGTTCTCGGTAGTGCCAGCCCAAATTCCTTTCTCGTCAGGGTGACTCATAGCGCACGCTAAACACTCAATTCGTACCGGACACGCATCGCAGAAAGGCTTAATAACATTGAGGTTTCGTGATGATTCAACGCCATTGGAAGGAAAGAACAGGTCTAGCGGTAGTGCTCGACATGATGCTCTGGTCTGCCAGTTGGGTCGGTTAATGTTTAGCACAACTTCCACGGCCTCCAGCCACACTTACCTTTGGCTTCCAGTTCCGAGTAAAGCAGGTAAGCAAAACGCAAGTTCAAGGTCGGGTCAGACATGGATTCCTCAAAAGGCATATTGAAAACTTGCTCAACATAGGCACGATGCACAGGTTCGTTCACTTGTGCGATCCCCCAATCATGACCATTAAACCATTTCACCAGTTCGGGGTCACTGGACAAAGGCGTAATGTTAAGACACCTGGTCTCCTTCCAAAGCAAGCGACCCAACTTCATCAGAGTCTCAGTGTCATTAGGCCAGCCAACCGAAATGGCTGTTGGGAACCATTCTTGGCAATTGGTCTCATACGGCACAGGAGCAACCGTCGTAGAAGGCTGTGAGACAGTCGTAGAAGGCTCTGTGAGCGCCTCAACCCGTTCCGCTTGCTGTTGGGGCGTCAAATCCTGTAAAGCGATTGTAGAGCGAACAGTCGTAGTGGGTTGATCAGTCGAGTCAACACCACCTACTGCCAAAGCTGCACACATCAGATAAGTAAAAAGGGATAAGCCTAGAAAACGACGTACGTTCATGATTCCTCCATTAGTCGGGTTTTGAAGTCGGGAACTGTTTACCGACTCTAGTGGGTGCTTGTCAAGGCACTACGCAATGAGGCTAGGGAACTGCTTAATCATGCGTTCTACTGCTGGTGTCCATGTATCACCCGTGACATATTGCAGGTGCCATGCCTCAAAGTTCGGGTTAGTTGGTTCTGCAACAGCCCAAGTGAAACCGTATTCAAGAGCTTTACAAGTAGCGAAACCGTCGCCCAACAGCCATTTGCAGATAGGGGAATTGATGCCACAGTTAGCGACGTCTATTGCTAATCCCCAACCATGATCCGAGTGACCTGGTGTAGCACTAGGGCTTTTGCCTGGCTTCAAATACCATTTTTTGCCTTCCCAAATACGCACCACTTGAGGCACACGGCCACCGTCCGTAGTTGAGTAACGATCTTTGAACATGATCAGTTGTTGCGTGTATGACCGGTATGCACCGACTTGGTTGCAGACCAGCTTGTTGAAATAGGCGTCTAGTCGTAGGCAGTTCCAGGCTGTTGCAGCGTGTTGTTCTAGTTGTCCTGCTGGCGCTTGGATTGTGCGTAGGACTGCACTGTTGATTTTGCCGTTTGTTTGACCTGTTAGGTCGGTTGGCATGATGATCGGCAGTACAGGAAACTTCATTGGGTGTCTTTCTTGCGGATTATTGGCTCGACTGGTTTGTTGGTTAGTGCGGCCATGCCGTTTCCGACTGAGTAGCCGACGATCATGGTGATGATTGGTAAACCTTGGTCTTGGTCTATAGCGCCGACTGCGATGAGTACGGTCATGCAGATTAAGCCGACTAATGCAATCAGTGCTTTTGATGGGTTGAAGGTCATGCCCATATCCATACGACTAAGGCAATGGCTAGTCCTGCGACGACAGCAAGCGTTTTCACGGCTCGCCCATTTGTGCATTGCATGACTCAGAGTCGTCGTACAACTCTGACAATGCGCACGGTTCGTGGCAGACACCGCACATCACATAATCGGGGTCGCCACACATATGTTCCTGAACACCGTTTTCTGGGCAGGTTTCGTTTGTGCAAGTAACTGTTTTCATCATGCCACCTCGTAAGCAACCATTAGTCGAATTACATCACCTGAAGCCAACGCCATAGACGGTGACTGTCCAATCGGTGAACCTGTCTGATACAACATGTTGATCGTTGTTGTAGTAGCAAGGCTGGCCGGACCAGAATACAAAGCGTTGATGTTTTGGTCATAAACAAAACCCGAACCGATTTGTTGTGTCCCTGCAACTGCTGTCAACGGTAAACCAATTGCAATTGCAGCAGCAGCTGTGCCTGCAGAAGTCACGTTTAAGTCCAAGTTGACAATGCACAATTTTTGTAGTCTGCAAAATTTTGCGTAGGCGATCGTTTTGGTGACTGTCACGCCTTGAACCAGTGTCGGTGTGTATGACTCCCATGCGGCCCCGATGGTGTTAAGCGTCGCCGCTGTCAACACCTGCCCCGAGACTGTCCCTGCTGTCCACTGTGTAGCCATAATGTTTCTCCTTTACCCGACCCAACCGAGACGACTGGTATCCAAAATACCTAAAACTGACGAATTTAATTTAAAAAATTGATAATACTGCAACGGACTAAACGTCATATCAAAATTTGTTGATTCGGGCGTCACGTTGATTTCTGCACCTTCCATAACCACCGCAACCGTTGTAAGAGAGCCGCCCGGTACTTGATAGGAAAGGTTTACAGTTCTATTGACAGAACCCCAAAAATCATTCATAAATGACGATAGTGCCGTTGCGTTTTGTGCCACATCAGTAAATGAACATTCAAATCTTAAAGAATAAGGATCAGAAAAAGTATTTACAATCCATTCAGCGTTACCAGTTGCCTGAGTTGTGGTGTAGTCAACGGTTTCTGATGAATAAAACGCTGGGCCGTAAGTCGTAACGGATGTTGTATTTGTAGAAGTTTGTTCTGCAAGACCGTTTGGTGAAATTGTTGCTGTATTGATAAATTGCAAACCATTTTGTATTCGATCAAATGTTTCATAAGCGATTTGAGTTGACGACGTGGTTCTGCCGAGGGTTGTTGAAATTGGAATAAATGAATTGGTATAAGGTCTTGGTAGTGGATATAAATAATTTCTGCGCACAACAAGATAACCACGTTCTGTGTTTTGCAAAAGATTTATATAGTTATTGACAGTTCCAGTGTAAGTGATCGCTGAGGCTATTGAACCTGCACTTAAATTAGAAACAAGCATGTCAGTCGGTAATGGACCACCAAATGACGATTGAAATGCTGTTATTTGCAATGACGTATCATCTTGTGCCAAAACAAAACTATTGCAATTGACACGCCCTGATCTAGCAAGCCAATCAACTGCAGTAATTGTTGCTGTATTTAAACCAGTGTTTCCCGGATAATCATTGAAAGTTACACTTTGAATCCAAAAAGTACATAAAAAATCCTCAGTACCTGATTCAATTTCTATGGGATTACCGTAAATCAAACCTGACGCATAATCTCCGCTGTTATCAATCGTGATTGTGGCTTGACCGCCTGCGTAATTATCAAGATACTTTTCACGACCAGTCGTAATGTTCATTGACAAAACACGACTTGTTATTGAAGTTGCGTTGTATTTGACGGACCAAGAAACTTTTGCCATCACATGGACCGAGTGTTAAGAGGCACTGGGCCCGACTGGCGCACATACTGCTGTAAGGCTCTAACAATGCTGTTCGGGTCGCCACCGTTCACATTGACCGTGATATTGCCACCACCGCCACCTAGCGCATTGTTGGGGGTGATACTTCCAGACGTACCCGGTGTGAACAGTTCAGGTCCACGCTCACCAACAAGATAAGTCGAGCCACCAGCGACAGGACCGCCCATAGCACGAGGAGCGAAACCCGGTCCTAAAGAAACAGCCAACTCACGGCCAGTCAAACCTTGATTAATTGCGTTGAGATAGTTGTTAGCGGCTTGTAACTGGCTTGTATCAACAAGTATTTTAAGCGTGTTCTTCTGATCGTTAGTAGCCCCGATTTGTGTAGCAATATCAAAAATCTGTTTAGCGGCAGCTGCAAGATCAGCGTTGTATTGATACAAGCCATTCTTGTCACCAGAGAACGCCTTTAATGCTGCCTCAAATACCCCATCAATTTTTTGAGTCAGATTGTCAAAAGCAACAGTCAAATCTAAGTCACCGAGAAAGTTTTGCCAAGCCTCATCAGTTCTATTAATTGAAGCTTCAAGATCAACAACTTCTTCACTAGCGCCCTTTACTTCGTTAGCCCACGAAACAATGTTTTTGGCACCACGCAACACATCTTCAGCACTGATCAGGTCAATAATGTCTGTTGCTAATTCTAAAAAGTCAATAAGTAAAGGCAAAATGCCTTCACCTAAACTTATTGCAAAATCTTCAAACTTGTCTTTTAAGTCATCCATCGCCCCACGAAACTCGCGGGCCCTGGCTACTTCTTCCGGATCGATAACTTTTTGATCAGAAACATTCTTGAGACTTTCGCGCAACTTGTCAGAACCTTGACCAACAAGTTCGGCCATATCCTGCCAACCCTTACCTAACAATTGGGTAGCGACTCGAGCGCGCTCGGCAGGGTCTTTAATTTTATTTAAACGATCTATGACGTTGAGAAAAGTCTCGTTGGCGTTGACAGCACCGTTGGCTGTTTTGGCTATTTCAACACCAAAATCGTCAAACAACTTTGGTGATTTGCTTGCTTGGACGTTCATTTTGTTAATCGACTTTTCAAGGACATTGGTTTCAATGCCAAGATCGCCAGCAACTTCCATAAATCGTGAAGCTTGTTGCGTTGTTAATCCTGTGGCCTCAGCGAATTTTCCTGCAGCCAAAGCAAGGTCTGTAAACGCTTTAGCGCCTTTTAACGCAAAGGTTCCTAGAGCAACCGCTGCGCCAACTGCAAACGTTGCAGCGTGTGCTTTCACCGAATCAAAAGCAGCCTTTGAACCAGCCTTAAACTTGCCCATTGCACCATCAGCTGCAGCAATGTCTGCTTTGAACTTTCCGAACTGGCGTTGAGCCTCTTTAAGACCTTTGTCTTGAAGGTCGGTAATGATCGGAATACGAATAGCCATTACAGCACCAACGCTTTCGTTAACTGGCTAATCTGAGCCATAACCTGATCAACAGACTGTTTCATCTCAGTTTCAACTTGACCGGCATTGTTCTCATAAGCACGCCACATTACTCGAGGCTTATTACCCCAACCGTTCAAAGCATCAGCGAGACGGTTTGGATTAGTGCCAGCAAACTCCACAATTGAAGCTGCAGCATCCTTGTTCATGATCGTTAAAACAGCATCGTTTTTCTTTGACAAAGACGTCTTGACAGAGATGCCACGCACAGCTGCGCTTTGAACATACGGAAACAAACCTCTACCGCCAGGTGCCCAAGTGCGACTAATACCAGACGGCCAGCCACCATTCTTTTTAGATGGGTCGCCATACGGATACAACCGTTTAGCCTCATCAACGACAGGCTTAAGAATCTTTTTAGCGTCCTTAAAGAACTGCTTTTGAACCTCAGGTTTAACCTTTTTCAAAGCCTTCAAGGTGGACTCAAGCCCATCAACAGATATCGACATGGTTCACCTCTCCTTCAGAATTTTTGCGACTGTCGAGAGGTCGTCTGAATCAAAGTCTATACCAGGTGGCCAGTAGCCAGTTATGACTAACAGCTGGGCTAGAGAGTAGCGGTGTGATCCGCTTTCGTAGGGTTTGAGGACGCAGTACTCACGATCTCAATCTCTACAAGCTTGTTAACAAACGAGTCAAACTCAACCGGAATGGTTTGTCCGTGTTCGGTCTGAATCTTGGCTGTGTACCAAGCCATAAACGCCATGTCCTCCATACCGAAATTGTCGGCAAGGTCAGACGTTTTCATTTTGAAACGGCGTTCCCAAGCAACAAGTGTTGCCAAAGTGGTTGTGATCGTTGCTGGTCCTTGACCAATGTCAAAACGGATTGTGAGTTTCATGTCGGGTCCTTTGTTTAGGTTTGGTTAGATCAGGCTTCAGTCCAGGCGAAAGTGCCCCCACGCAGAACTATGGTGCAACGACTGAGCTCTCCAAGCGAGTAGACGACAGGAAGCTCTTCAAGATACGAGTTTGCCAAAGTGCCAAGTGGGTTCGTTGCGGTTGTAGCGCCCGAACTTCCTTTAATGGTTACTGACGTAATTTTCGTTCCGACAAGCGATTTAAAAGTTGCGTAAGTCTCACTGCTGGCCGTGCTCCAGTAGAGCTCCAAAGTCAAAGTGTTGTCCTGCAAACCAGCCGTGAAACTTGTGGAAGTAGAACCGAACGCATTGTCAGGCAAAGCCATGATCTTTTGCGACAAGTTCGCACTCGTGCACTGATCAGAAATATCAACAGCACCAATAGAAACGATTGGGTTGGATAGGTATGTCGAAGTAGCCATGACGGATCAGTCTTTCTTTGAAGTTGGTGCGTCGGGCTTAACGGTCAATTTAGCACCCTTGGACGGGTGAGTGTCGGAACGCTGAATGAAGCCACCTTCAAGCAGCCAATCAATGTCGTCAGACGGTCCAGCAACAAATGCTGTGCCGATCTCGCCGACTCGAGTACTTGTAATTACATATCTGTCCATTATGAATCCTGTGCTTGTAGTGGGATGAGAAGTTCGTATCCGGCATAGTCAGCGCCACCAACCGAAACAACTTTTGGTGATGCACTCATTACCGCAACGTCTTTTGTGACCAGTTGAGAAGTGAGCGATAGGAGCTGGCGTAGTGCGTCAAGGTTGCCAGGGCCGTTACTGATTAAGGTCACAGGGAATGTCATTTTGACGATGTTGCCGTTCCACGATTCGATGGTCGGAGCATCCACAAAAGCGCAAGGTGGAGCGATATTGCGAGGATCGTTGACCACACGCAAACCCGAAATAGTTTGGAGAGTAGTGACCAGATCATCTAGCGCCTCGTTCAGGAAGTCCGTGTAAGCCATCTCAGGCGACCTGTGGTCTGTTGATGCCTAACAACTGTTTGACGATGCCTGAGAGTCCTACAGTGGGCGCTGACGCCATATCTGTGAATGATGCGAACTGGTCCACACTGCCACGCTGTCTGTACAAGGCCGACCCATACATCAAAGTTCCGAGCGTTACATCTCCGCCAGGCGTAACGGTCAGTTGGTCCGTGTATCCGGACTCTTGACGTCGGCGGAAACAGAACGAGTTCGCAGCTGCAGCAACCTGCACTAAAAAGGCTGTTTCGTCACCGCTAGTTGTGATTCCGAGATATGTCGCAATTTGTGGGCCTGTGACCCAAGTGCAAGTTTCGGTGTAGGTCAAAGTTCCAGCGTTTGTGGGGCTTCGATCTAGATCACTGCCAGCGTTGTAAAACAACACTTGGTTGGGGATCGGTTGGTTGACATCAAAAAGGAGATCGCCTTCAGAGTCAACGCCAAGAAAGTAATAACTTGGCAGATCGTAAATGACATGAGTGCCGTTGAGCGAGTGACCCAAACTAGCAATTGTCATTGACTGCCCAACAGCGACATCGGGTTCCGTCAGCGTTTGGACAACCGCATAGTTATCCAACCGCTGGTGGAATGTGACTTGGTATACAGCCATGATCGGCTAACCGCCTTTCGGGCTAGTAGTTAGGCGATTGTGATTGCTTGAATGAAACTCGACTTAGCGACGAAGGTGGCGAAGTACTGGTGGATACTCAGGTTCTTGCCAAGCGTGCTCGGGTTGTCAAGGCTCAACAATTGCGGGCCTGATTCGTAGATTTCAAAGCCTGGTGCGTAAACCACAAGCATGGTTCCGGAAGCGAAGTTGTTGTCAACGACAACATTCAAACCGAGAACATTCATGCTGGTGTACTGAAGACCAGAGACGTTACCAATTGAGTTGGTGGTCATCATGCCGTTGGCGTTGTAACCAAACACAGGGCGCTTGTCAGCGTCCGTCTGCTTGCCCAACTTTTCCCATACATCGGGTGACACGCACAAGTGTGTGGGGAAGAAGTTTGAATCTTCAGCGATTTCTCGAGCGGCGTCGTACAAGGAGCTGAACAACGAAGTCGGATCGGCGTCCGTAACAGTCCAAGTTGAACCTGATGCAGTCTTGCCAGCAACAAGTGCGTCGGCTGCAATGTCGTCAGTCTTGATGAGCACTTGACCAGCGAGGTCGTTCAACACGACTTGCATTGCTGCAGGATCGGTGAAGTCAATGTCTTGGCGTGACAAGGTGACCTGACCGGCAACGGTTGACTTGGTGACAGTGTTCGAAGCAACAACCATTGTGGTGGCCGACACTGCGTCAAGCTGAGCGGACTGGACTGCTGCAGAAGTGTGGGTCGTGATGGTCGGACGGATGAACTGACGGCTTGGCGTGTTCGGCATCGCCCTTGCCCCAAAAGCATTAACGACTGGGCGAACGTAGTTCAGATCCTGGAAGACAGATCCGAGCACTGAAAGGCTAAGCAATCCAGGCGTGTCCGATGTGAGAATGTCACCAGCTGCTGCTTGAATCGCAGTCTGATTACGCTTTGAAGCCTGAATGAAAGCATCGTTGACTTTGTGCCAAGTGTCGCCACCAGTGTGGTAAGCGGCAAGCATTTCGGATGCGCTAGGCATAGCGAACTCACGCTTGGGCTGAGCAAAGATCGGTGCGGTAGGCACAATGACTTCCTCGGAAACGATTGGGCTAAGTTCCATTTTTGGTTCTTCCTTTTGTTCTTCGACTTGTGGCGCTTCCGCCGCTACTTTGGTAATTATAGACTCCGAAAATGCAGCCTGTGGTACAAGGCTAATTTCCGACCAATCAGCGGCTAAAACAGTCATGTTTCCTTTGTCGTCATATTTGAACTCAGTCGGATTCACACCAACACTAAGTTCCATAACTCCATCAGCTGCTAACACAAGCGCCTCATTGCCGAGGTTTGTGGAACTAATTTTCATGGCCAACAACATCTGTTCGCCAGTATCCACTCGTTCACTTACTAAGCCAATAGGCATGGTGCTGTCGTGGTACATGTAAACACGAGGTGGGCGACCATCCACGGGCAAAGAGCCTGGTGCGAAAGAAACCGTAGTTCCATCGCTCACAGTTGCAAACGTGTTGTATTGAACTGCGACGCCTGTGATGGTGCGACGATCTTGCCCATCAGGGCCTGCAGCTTCTACAGCGAAAGTGTTTGAACTAAACCTGATCATGCCAACTCCTCTTGAGTGTTTTCTTCAACTGTCTTTGTTTCTTTTTCCATGTAACTGTCAATCTCTAGCCACTTTTCAACATCCCATTTGACATAGGTGCCTCGAGGAAGTTGCTGGCTGAGGGCTGACGAAATTGCTTGTGCATACATTGATAATCCGAATGTCCACAAGTCCGACTTAGCGCCTGCGCTGTTTGTGTAGGCGTATGAACCAGTAGAAATACCCAATAAATACGGGGGTACATTGCACAAGTTGGCGATCTCTTTTGACTGGTATTCGGCTGCATCAATCAACAGCATTTTGTCCGGTGTTGCTGTTGTTTCTGTGTAGGTCAAAAACTCGTTAAGAGCTGCAGTCTGGTTAGTGCTTCGAGCCTCATTGAACGCTTCAGCCAAAGCACCCAATTCTTCGGCTGACAACGGTTCTCCGCCAGTCTGCTTCAGAACGCCAGCTGGGATTGCTGAACTTGCGTTACGGAAACGAGCATCACACAATTTGAGAGCGGTAGCGATGGTTTGTTCGCTCATGTAAATCATGCCCTGTGTAGGACTGTAAATCTGAACAACATCGGCAGGGTCTAGAGCGCCACCATTGAAATAGATTTCTTTGCTTTTACCGAACCACACTGGACCTTCAGCGTCGGCCGTGTCAATGGAGCCCTGGGGCAGACGGGTGGCGCTGGCCATGTAACCGTCTTTAGTCCTAGAAGTAACATAAAGGAAGCACCTTCCAAAGAAAAATAAATCATCAAAAATCCATGGGAACAAGAACGAGTTAGGCATCTCGGGATCAAGTTGGCGTAGCCAGGTACGAGGAGCCAACGGCACAGTCTCCATCTCGTTGCCGTTCCAAATCTCGGTACACATCTTTAATTCCATGCTTGCCAAAACTGAAGCCATAAGGTCACGGCTTCGACTAATCGCAGGAACAGAAATAGCACGATTACGAGCCAAACCAGACTGGTACGTATACCAACTGCCGATCGTGTTGGGGGCTTTGTTTTGTCGGTAGTAATTAGTTCCAACCGCAGCTGCAACCGATTCCTCAGGAATAGGACTAATAGCCGCCTTTGTCACTTCTTTTTTGCTAAATAATCCCATTAGGTTTCCTTTGCAGGGGAGTGCCGACGGGTCCCCGACGAACCCGCCGACACGATGCCGATATTAGTTCACCTTACAACCATTATGGGTTTAGCCCGATTCTGATATTTGCTAGAGAGAGCGATACCCCACACTGCACACTTTGCTAACTCAATCGGTCCTGGACTCGACTTGTGAGAAATCATGACGCCCATACCAGTCTTAACGAGGACGCTTCGCAATATGTGTTCCGACAAACTGACTTGACCAGAGTGCTTAACACGACCTTCAATGATCATCTTTTGAGCAATGCCAGTCCACTTCAACATTTCGGCCTGACCGACGACAGTCATGCGGCGACGGTAATGCAAAGGCGCATGGATTTCTAACGTCGGTGTAATAGCCAGGGCAACAAGCTTGTCGTCCATGACTCGGTCAATCTCAGACCAAAGCGCCGTTTCGTTATCAACAATGAACTCGACATGAGTGTGCACAATGCCATCAAACATTGACGATCTGACGCCAACATAACGGTTTGTGTCCATTGACATTTCCACGGCCAGCACTCCACCGGCAGGCATTGAATCATCAGTTTTACAGGACGCCCAAACGCCTTCCTCCAGCCAACTGCCTCGACTACTGACCCACATATTTAAGTGGGCACGCAAGAACGATTCTTTTTTAGATACAGCCTGGAGTGCTTCAATCGTGATCGTTTTACCTAACGCAGGGTTAGCGTAAATCCAGTTTTCAGGGTTACGCCAGTCCCTATCGCCGATACTCCACTCAGCGAAATAAAGCCGTGTGCGCTCGCCTCGTTCAATCTCTGAGATAGCCGTTTCACGCATATGGATCATGGCCGTACTTGACTCATCACCAGCTGTACTCCAACAACTCAACAAAGGATTCTTGCGAGCAATCTGCGACGGCCGTAAAGCCTCAGACAAACACTTCTCAGACACATTGAAAAGTTCGTCAACAACGATCAAGTCATACGACCCACCATGCAAGTTCGGAGAAGCTGCACGAACTTCCCACATAGACCCGTCTGGCATCGTCACCGATTTGCGACCAAACGTCCGCATTGCTTTACCGCCAAACGACTCAACAAGAATTGGTGCCAACAAATTGAAAATGCTTTCAGCACGATCAAGACGGTTAGCGACCGAAAGCACATTTTGAGGAGTGCCACGAAGCCTGGCAAAGTCCGTTAACCACCACCCAATCAAAGGGCACAATCCACCTTGCGACTTTCCATTTTGTCTCGCCGTACTGCATAAAGATTCACGGAATAAAAGGTCGCCGTTTTCGTCGTGACTAAGTTGACCAAACAATGCGTGCTTTTGCCATTCAAAAAGACAAATGTTTTGATGCTTTTCTGCCCACTGAGCAACTTGGGGGCCGTAAGACAGATTCGACAGACCAGACGTTTCCAATCTCGGAAAGTAGTCTCTGACCTGCGGTAATGTCGGCTGGTTCTCGCCAGTTCCGGCTAAATCTTTGTAAGGAGAGATTACGAGAGGCGGTTCGGGGGCT